GGGCTCACCCATCTTCATCCAGTCCACAGCCGTCTTGCTGTAAACGATTGTGACATGCATGCTCTCAGCCGCATAGACTTCCGGGACGCCTTGGTCTTGGAACCACTTGATAATCTGATCCGCGTTTAGCACGTCCCTGCGCAGATAGAGGGTGAGCGGGGTGGCGTCCTTGACTGGCTGTCCCGGTCCTGCCACCTCAGGCTCCGGGTTCTCCAGAGCATTCACCCCAGCCTCGGTTGCACGTCGCTCCAGATCAAACTCAGGAAGTTGCTCACCGTTCTTCTTGAGGAGGTCACCGAGTCCTGGATAAAACCCATCCTCCACAAACTGGTTGCCAACAACCTCACGTAGTTCCTCAGGCATAAACAGGCCCGTGGTGGTGAGAATATTGGCCGTCTCAGCCTTCATCTTACCGATCTCAGCCTGCTCCTTCTCGCTCATCTGCTCCAGAGGAACCCAAGTGTAAAACACCTCATCAGGCCTGCTGCCGAGAGCGGAACGGATGAGGGCTTCATCCAGCTTATACACCGCCGGGCCAATCTCCAGCGTCTGGATGGAGGTCACACGGTCGAAATAATTCTTCATATCATGCTCACCAGTGGAGGACAGTCCAGAGGGGGACTGTCCAAGTAGGCGGGTGAGCGGGATGTCCGAGGCGCCTGATACAAGGATCAGAAACTGCTGAAGCACGTCGGGAAGTGCGCTGAAACTGATCTGTTTGCGGTCATACTCCTCATCGGTGTCAGTAATGAGCGCGCGGCTCACCGACTTGCCGATGTTGGCGAGCGTGAAGCGGTCAATGAGCTTGTTGCGATATACCGCGCTGCTCATGTGCTGCATGAGGTCAGGGATTTTGTAGATATCAACGTTAGCCTCAAAGACCAGCGAGGCGACGTTGGCAGCTGTGGAGTCGGCATTGGTCAGGGCCGTCCAGATGGCCTGCAGTACGCTGTCCCCCCACCCAACGTTCATACTGGTGTTCCAGGGGTCAGGATGGGGCTCACCGATCTGAACCACTACACGAGAGGGGTGAACATCCAGGAACGTCCGACCGTTGGCGACCTGATAGGAGACCGGCCACCCGTAGTTCTCCAGGGTTGGGTCCTGCTCCAGCTCACCTGCAACCACCTCACGCCGGCCCATGACGGTGAGGTACTTCAACCCGCCCTTCTTGACGGCTTCATGATCCCAGGGCAGGGAAGCGTCACCCCCGTCGCCAATGTAGATGACTGCTCCACCCCACAGCCGGGCGAGCGTCTTGCACTGGAGAAGCTTGAGCTTCAGACCCAGGCGCTGCTCCTCCTTCTCGATCAACGTGATCTGCTGTTGATCGGCCTGCCAGGCACGCCACTTGCGCAACGCATCAAGAGCCGGAATGTTGATGATTTTCTTTGCGAGCCAGGTGTTGCGGTAGGCGTTGAGCAACTGGAGGTCGGTGAGGATATGGTGACCGTACACGACCGAAGCAGACTTGTCAATGGAGGGATCGCCCAATCCGGTGATGAGCGACCGAAGGCTGTCTGCAGTGGGCAAGGTCATCCAATGTTCTCCAACGTGTACCGGCTCGTAACCGGCCAGTAAGCCATCACCACTGCATCAGCCATATTTGGGGACCTTGTCCCTTCAGGTGACTTATCAACCATCAACTTTAACCGACCTGGGCTGAGAGAGCTAGTGGCCTGACTCAACTCCTTGATGAGCTGGGCAAGAGCCTCCTTGGTGAAGCCTGAACTGTCGATGCTGATCAGGTCCTCTGTGTCATAGTCGATACCCTCGGTGAGCGCGCGGTGCGTGCGCCAGAAGCGGGCGCGTAGCTCCCACCAGGCCTGAGCCTTGAGGTTCAGATAGTGGTCTTTGTTCAATGGGCTTTCCTTATCACCCCTGATGACTCGCTTTTCGGGGAACAGGACGGCGGCACCCGCGTTCCAGGGTTCAACCCTGAGCCCCACAGGGAACAGGAACTCGGTACGCTCACCCGCCATCTGCGCTGCCCTGAGCCGGTTGACTTCGCTCTTGACTCCAGCCCCAACCCCGATGCAGTCATACATGAGGGAGGTCTCAGACGGGCGGATCAGCTTCTGGATAGCGCGCCGGGTGGTGACGCCCGTATCCACGGCGCCCCAGGCCTCCACCTGCTTAAGCACCACACCACGGCGCTGGGCCAGGGCGTTCTTGTCGCCCCCGCCGTCTGCCACGTCCAAGCCCGCGATCCACTTGCCCTCATCCATGAACTGGAGTTTGATGTGCGCGTCCACGGCGCTCCTCACCCACTCACTCGGGATGATGATACCTTCAACCGAGCTGCTGTAGTCCCGGTCCACCTCCTGGGCGAAGATGTGGAGCAGTCCTTCATCCTCAGCCTTCTGGCGGCGCTCGTTGTACCACTCCTGGGTTTTGTCAGGGTGATGGGTCCAGTCGAACACAAAGACGTTGGCCTTACCCTTGACGACAGGCTGATCAAGCTCCCACTCAACACCATTCTCCCGGCGGCGGTGGAAGACATTGCCTGTACCATTCACCGAGCTGATGTCGATCTGGACGCGGGTATTGTCGCCCAAAGCAGCCTCGATCAGGTCTGGTCGCTCATAATGGGCGCTCTCATCCTTGAAGTAGATGCGCTTGCGTCCGCCGCGACCGATGTTAGACCCAGCCTCACCGGTGATACTCGCTCCAGTCTTGGGGTTCAGCACCCTCATATATGCCAAGTGGTCTTTTTCGCTGAAGCCTTCGGGCAGGAACTCAGGTGGCAGGCCTCGGATCACGGCTCTGATCTTTTCAAAGATGCTGTCCATGTCACCAATTTTATCAACCAACTGCTCTTTGCGTGAGCCCCATCCAATTGAGATGCCATCCCAGAACAGCCAGAGATGGACCGAGACTGCCACGGCATCCCATGTGGCCCCCGCGTCCCGGCACTTCTCAACCAGGCCGTCCGCCTCGCCCTCTAGGCAAGCGTATATGAACCGGGTCAGGTCCCGCTGCCGGTCGAACATGATGAACGGCATACGGGTGATCTTGCCAGGCACCCCAGCGTTGCGCGGGTCATAGGTATCAACCCAGTCGCAGATGAACTCAACCGGCCTGCTCTTGTAATAGATGAGGGCGGCTTTGAGCAACAGAGGATTGGACCGGAAGGCGAGGAGCTGCCGTTGACGCCAGGCGAATAGCTTCACGTAGTCGGGAGGCCAGTGGACGGTCATTGACGCCCAACCCGCAGCATTGTTCTGGTGTCCGTCTCCACGGCCCCGTTCGATACGGCCAGCTGACGGCGGAACTTCGGGAGGTCGTAATGAGGAACCCCAGAACGTGAGATTTGAAACCACTCACGACGGCAGCCTATGCGGTCAGCCATCGTGTGAAGCTCCTCAATCGAGTCCGCAATCATATGGCACATCACCATAAGCCCTAGGTGGTGCCGAGGGCTGTCCACATAGACGGTCACCGCGCGTCCCGCGTCTGCGCATAGAGGTCGGCAGCCTCCTCAGCCGTCATATTGGTGTTGATGGACTGGACCGGCCCGCCGCCGGGACCGCTGATCTCAGTCTTGTCCGCCAATCCCAGATCGCGGCTGATAATATTGGCGTTCAGCAAGCCGGCTGCCGCAGCAACAAACTTTTGATCTCGGATGGTTTTCTCAGCCCACGCAATGACCCCAACCAAATCAGGGCGGTTCGCGCGCCAATCTCGCCATGTCTGGTCTGTCACGTCAACAAACAGAGTCAAGCCGTTGAGCGTGAACGCCCGGAGCTTGTTCTGTTCATCGTGGTACGTCTGCCCCTCATAGGCGAACACCTTGTCCTCCTTCAGGGGGTTCTCTTCACACCACTTGAAATAGTCCTCGCAGGCTTCCAGGAGCATCCGCGCTCCCTCCTCACCCTCNGGGAANTTCGGGAACCGNCCNTGACGGCTNCNGGCCTTCCAAAACTGATTCGTCTTGCCGTTNGGGTTATCAGTCGCCACCNGGGCCTCCATTTCTCCAANGCCCAGAATATAGGCCCAGAGACACTTCNGGGCAACCCGTCTTAACGTCTTAACTTACAACCCCCACCTACCCTTGAAGTTAAGAAGGCTAAGTGGTTGAAAACAGCTGGAAATCTTAACTTCCCTATCTTTCTTAATAATAATAGGGGGGGTAGTAATTTTAGATATACACGGGGCGATATAAAACCAGGTAAGAACGTTAAGAAGGTTAAGTTTCCCCTTTGGGCTCAGCCACTTATGCGTCTTAACTTCACCTCTCACGCCCCTCATATCTTAAGACGGAAGTTAAGACGATTGCCCCTTGGGCTCAGGTTCCGGCACAAAGCCGACCTCCCCGAACACCAGCACTGGACCCTCATTAGGGTCCAGTATGATGAAATCACTGGTGTACAGAGGTCCGAGCTGCTCAAGCCGCTGCTTGATATCCAGCCAGGTGCTGCGCTTCACCCGCATCAGGACGATAGGACCGCGCGTCATCGGTTCGCCTCCCGGCACCGACATTTCACCCTCCCTCGGTGGAAGCTCGCTTCCACGATTGCCAGCATCCACACGACGATCCACAGGCCACCGGTCAGCAGCGTCAGGACGGCGTGAAGCACGTGGTTGGGTCGCCGCACAGCGACGGTCGCGAGCGTCCCGCACCTCGGACAAGTCCTCAATTCATGCTTGATCACAGCGAGTCCTCCTGTCTGACCAGATTGTCGATTGCCTCGCGCAGATTGGACCCATACCCTCGATCACGTCCAGCGCTCACCATCCAAAATTTGGTGGAGTCATCTTGACCGATTGACAGGCTCCGGCTGCTCCCCTCCTCCACGTACCCACAAGCCTCCCGGAGCTTATCCAGGCGCGTGGCATCAAGGCTAAACGTCTCCAGAACTTGGACAGTACACGCCACAAACTCCAGCGCATATTTGGCTGAAACTTGCCCCTCCATATGGAGTTTCACAGCAAGTGCCTGAAGAGCCAATCCGCGATCTGTTGGCCCAAGATCGATTGCGGTATTACCAATTGGTAGGGTAATCATCTCTCACCACTCCTTCCCAGATACATAAGGATTGCGATCAGGCAGTTGATCGCAATCCATCCCATCACCATCCAGACCACATCACCCTCCCATCAGGCGATAGGTTCATCGAACCGTCCCAGGGCTTTCCCCAGTCGGCAGTTCCAGGAGCGTGTTATGAGTCGCGAGATGGGCGCCAACGTCGCTTATCACCCGCAGCAGACCATCGCCGCTCATGTACTGGTAGCGGACCCAGCCGACCTTGACCAGTTGTCCGTTTTCAAATTCCAGGCGGCCAAGCGTTGTATACAGTGGCATGATATCACCTCAAGGAATAGAGACAGGTGTCTCGGCTGTGGTTTTGCTCGCAGGAGCTCATCGCCGTCCGATGATCGGGCGAAAGAGCCCAGGCAAACACGAGGATCGCCGCGCCCCAGGCGATCAGTTCAACGGTCTTCCACATGTTACCCTCCCGGATGGTGAGCCGGCCAACCATTACAGTGGCCGATCTCGTGAGCGCGTAGGGTGGCGACGATTTCAGCGGTCATCCCACCACCGACCTGCGGCAGCAGCATGTAGCAAACGTCACCGTGAACGATAGAGCAGGCCAAGACGTAGGTTCCCCGGATCGAGCCGGCAGGAGCCCCGGAGGAACCCCCCGCCGCAATTGAGCAGATCGTCTGCACCTCGGAAATCGGCGCGTGGCGTTCTACCACAGGTACCCGCGTATTGGGCCGGCGGCATCGGTAGCTCCAGCCAGCGAGCCTCAGCGGTCGTAACCAAACCGAGGCTCGCGCAGATCAAAGCCAGGACGCGCATTATTCGCACGCTGAGGTGATATAGTCCCTCACCTCATCCATATCACCAAAGCACTCCAGGTTGTCGATAGCCTCTTGGGACATCTGCCCTTTCTCGCTATCCCGGAGGCTTTCCGGCATATTTTCCAGGGCCTCCTCCTCATCGTTCTTGATCTCCTCAAGGCGGTCCTTGAGGTCCTCCAGCATAGCCGATAATTCGCCAGCACGGTTGGAGAGCTCATTAAGCTGTTTGCGACGCGCGTTGTTCATTTTCATTCTCCCACAACACGTTTGTTCACGACGGGCTCAGCCTGTTCAACCGTGAACGAGGCGATAGGCTTGTGATGGTCCGGGAGGGACATATCAAAAAGGGTGAACCGAGAGTAACCTGCCTTGGAGAGCGCAACCGCCTGCTTCTCAGCCGCGTCGATAGCCTCGGACACAGCCTTAGCGTTCGATTCACCCCAGATCACGGAATTGATCGAGGGCAGTCCGATACGGCCATCAGCGACAAGTATGAAGTTGACCTGGATACCCATTTTCGTTCTCCATTTCTCGGCTCGTCTCAGCGGGTATAACTACAATTTAACAGCAGTTATCCCCGGCGTCAACCCCCCTCCGGCAATTTATTTTTACAGTTCCTCCCAGGAGCCGGTCTTCAGGTCGATGAGCGCGACCTTATCGCCCAGGTGAGCGCGGCACATCCAATCGGCATCTTCCTCTTTCCAGGCTACCATCACAAAGAAGTCTCCAACCTTACCACACAGACCAAATTTAGGGTCTGCGAGATGGGCCCACCACGCTTGTTTGGTTGAATCGCTCATGGGTTTAAGCTCCCCCGCGAGGAACGCCTTGATGACCTCATCGGTATCCAGATCATCAAGGGTTACGAATCGGCTGGAATTTTTGCTGAAACTCCTCCTGCGTAAGAGCCCAATACCTTCCGGCTTGATCCACCAATAGGCAACTGGTGGTGTACGTCCACTTCGGCACCGAAACATACACTTCACTATCAATCAACATATACTGTCGGTTAGTGTTCTTGTGGGTATGAGTGGGAACAAAGTCCATCACAGTTCTCCCGGCTTCTTCGGCTTGAGTCCACCGTGTTTCACGTGGTTCTCAAAGGCGGCATAGAGCTCACGCCAGGCCGGCCCACCCCGGTCCATAAGCCCCCACAGCCGGCTTTCCTCCCGGCTCCCGCGTCCCCACACGCCAGGGTCTTCGCTCATCGAGTAAAACCAATTGTGGCGCTCCAACTGCTGGTAGAACGCGAGCAGAGCCTCATTGTCCACGTCCGACGTAAGCCGATTCACCCCGGTCATCACGCCCTTCAAGTCCGGCGGCACGTAGTTCGGCCCCTTGACGATGCGGCCCGCGCTGGAGGTGATCGCCTTCCCATCATCACCGATCTTGGACATGTTGGAGCGGTGAACCTCCGCCAGGGCAGCGAGCTTGTAGTGGCCGAGGCCCAGCGTTAGATAGGTGCCGTCGCACACATAGGTCATATCGGTCAGCGCATCCAGGCAGCCGACGATATCGCGCCGCACCATAGCATCCGCCAGCTCGCCAAGCTCCTCCTGGCAGAGCTGAAGCCGGATCAGCAGGAGCGATCCGCCGTCGTCTCCCTCCTGAGCCGCGTCCTGAGCCATGGACTTGAGCTGCTCTCCCCACCACTCAGCCACCCCGGCATACATCTTCAGCTTCTGGTAACTGGACTTCACCTCCGGGAGGGACGGTTCAGAGGCGATATGGGCCCCAAACTTGGCGTGGAACTCGGCCACGCAATCCAGGCCAGCGTCATGGTAGTGGCCGTTGGCTTCCCGCAGCTCCAGCCGCGTCCCATGCGACGCCACTCGATAGCCGGGAAGGCGCGACAACATCTCGTTTAGCCCGCACACCAGCAATTTTGCTGCCTCAATATCAACATGATCCGTCACGTCTCATTCTCCATTTCTTGACAACCTCGATCAACCTTATCCCCGACAACCCAGACCAGTCAAACGGTCTGGGTTATCGTTCACCTAGAACGGCATGTCGCCTGTTCCTTCCAGCTCCCCCTCACCCTCCATCGCATCAACATCCGGCCACGGGTAGGGTCCACCGAACCGATCATCAAAGTTCTCGCGCGCGTCAGCGAGGCACGGGAACTCGTAGAACCAAACCTTGGCGCGCCGTAGGTGTTCGTGTCCGTATCTGTCCATGCTGGATATATCGGCCATCTTCTGGTATGTGCGGGGCCAACCTTTGCCCAGAGCCTTCTTCAAAAATTTGCCCAGAGCGGTAGGAGAGACGCGGCGCATGATACGCTGGCGTTCAGTGTATGAGATGTAGTCCCGTTGGAGGTCGGCTTTCTCCACCTGCCCGGTCCATCCCTCGCCAGTCAGGTTGCCGTCGTTCAACTTCTCAAACCACCACTGTTCCTCCGGGGTCATGGAGAGCACTTTTTGCTCACGNAGAGCATCGGTCTTCGGGAAGTTNCGCACCTCAAAGGCGCTGAGGTCGCGGGTCATCAGGAAGTGAAGTAGAGCTTCCCGGCCACCNTTGTCCATCTCCCGCTGAATNGACGCAAAGTATGCNCCATTCTGCATCTTGCTGTCGCCTACGTCCACGATGAAATAGCGGCGTTCGTCCGCTCCAGCGGGCACCACCCAGTCATCGTTTGAGGCCATCCCGAGATGGACAAAGTTGGGGGCGGCTTCCGCGTCCACGCCCTTCGCTTCCACCATCAGGAAGTCCTCGGTGACCAGCGTCTTCATAATGCTTTCATGCTTTTTGTCACCCGCATAAAACGCCTCATCCCCGAACAACACGACGCAGTCACGCAAGTGGGCGTTAAAGGAGCCGACCAGGTGC